AGAGATTTGACCAGCGCCGCGAAAGCCTCGGCCGGGCTCGCCACCAGGTCCACCAGACCCGCATCGCGGCCCTTCTCGCCGAGAAAAACGTCAGCTTCCTGCGCGCGAATTTTCATAGTGGAAATGCGCGATAGCGCGCAACCGACCTGATGAACATCTCGCCGATCAGAATAATGGAGTTGTCAATTTGAAGGCGGTTCGGCGCGTATTATCGATGGCCATATCGCGACTTGTGATAGAAGAATTTTCCATGGCGATAGCATCCATGCAGGGTCTACCAATACGCCCCTGGCGCGTGCCTCTTCTGCCGCACAGCGTCGCTCAAGCCAGTCGATAACTCCCGGTTCATTCATCTCGATCTCAAGCCGGCGCCGTCGCCATTGGAGAATATCGGCGTCGCTTGGCGAACCGATCTCGCAAATCCTCTGATAAAGCAATGAAAAATCTCGATAGAGACCGTCATGTAGTTTCGCAAAATTACTTAAGCCGATTACAACATCTAACGCGCTCATAATTGCCACTAATAGAGCGCAATATTTGGCAAGCTGCGTATTGTCGCCAATAATACTGACGAACACAGCAACTCCAGAGACAACCGTCACAATCTTCGAAAAACGGTCAACCCCATCCCAGAACGAGCGGCGATAGGCATGATAGCGGATCGATTTTGCAACACCAAAATCGATGTCCCATCGCTGCCGTTCTAGGTTTTCCATAACTATTTCTTCTTTCCGGGGTCAGGGTTAGGCGGCGGCGAAGGGCGCCCTCAGTTCAGAGATTTGACCAGCGCCGCGAAAGCCTCGGCCGGGCTCGCCACCAGGTCCACCAGACCCGCATCGCGGCCCTTCTCGCCGAGAAAAACGTCAGCTTCCTGCGCGCGAATTTTCATAGTGGAAATGCCGCGATAGCGCGCAACCGACCCGATGAACATCTCGCCGATCAGATCGACATCGGCCTGCATGCGCGCGCGCGCGTCCTTCGCCAACGGCATCACAGGCTGGCCGTCCGCCTTGTGCGCGCCAAACTGAATCACCGTGACGGTGACGCCGTCTTTTTCCAGCATCTTGCTCACATCGACATGCAGGCAAATCACCCCGATGGAGCCGGCATAGCCGGTGCGCGGGATCGTCACGCGATCGGCAGCGGCGGCAATGGCATAGGCGGCACTGGCCGCCGTCTCGTCCAGGATCGCCCAGATCGGCTTCACGCCGCGCGCCGCGAAAATCGCGTCGGTCAGGTCTAACATACCGGCGCAGTCGCCACCAGGGCTGTCGATGTCCAGCGCGATCGCCGCGACCGCGGGGTCATTCAGTGCCGTAAAGAAATTGGTTCGAATCGCGTTGTAACCCGTCATGCCCGATGTCGGCCGCAGCCCATACTGCCGTTGCACCAGCGTGCCGTGCACTTCCAGCACGGCCACGCCGCAGATCACTTCATAGCCCGCGCCGCACTCGACTGCCGCATCGGCGCCGATCTCCATGTCGCCGTCGAACAGGCGAATGCGGCCGTCCGGCATGCGCATTTTGGTGACACCGAGCCGATCGGCCAGCGCCGCCATGATGATCTCCGCCTTCTCCGGCCGGATCGCCAGCGGCCGGTTGAAGATCTGGGTCGCCAGATGCGCGAACGAACTCACTGCGGGCGCTCTTGCATCGAGGCTTTCACCGGCTTGGCGCCATTTTCATCCGTCGAGGTTTCGGCCAGGATGCCGCTGATCCACTCAGGGAACGGCACGCCAAGTTCTTTCATGCGCGCCCGCTCGCGCGCCCGCTGGTCCAGCAGTTCTTCCCAGTCGTGCCCCTGCTCAGAGGCTTCCTGCTGGAGCGTCGAAACGCCCGCATCCATCCGCAGCACCGCGCCCTGCGCCTCTTTCACCGGATCGACCCACCCGCGCGGGGCGCCGATCCACTTGCAGCGCGTCAGCGCGCCGCGCGCCTCGATAAAATCCGGGGCCTCGTGTGGCATCGGCAGGCCGGCGATCTCATAGGCTTCCTCGTGCCAGCCCACATAGACCCCCTTGGCGAATCCGCGATCGAATCGCGCCCGGCGCCGGACGATGGTGCGCCAGGCCGAGATCATCCCGGCGCGGGCGCTGCTGTAGTTCGATTTCGTCCAGTCGCGCGTGATCTCTTCCACCGTGGTGCCCAGCGTGGCCGCCAGGCGGCGATAGACCGCGTGCGTGAACGGCTCGTATTCCGGGCTCGGTTGCGTCGGCGCGTGCGAACTCAGTTTTTCGCCGGGAAATGTGGGCAGGATCGTGGCATTGTTCAACTTCACCGGCCGGTCGCGATGATAAGCGGCGCGAAGTTCCGAATAGTTGTTGAGGTCGTCGTACTGCCCCGTCGCCATCATTTCCTTGAGCCCCTCGGGATCGTAGGGGCTTTCGAGCGACAGACTAAACACCGTCGCCATGACGGCCGCCTGCAGCGTGGTCGAGTCGAACTTGTTCAGCATTTTGAACGTGTTCAGAACCGGAATGAACGCGCCAAGGCCGCGGTGCTGCGTCACCCGGTCGCGGTCGAAATAATGCAGCACGACCGGCCGCCCCCACGCGGTTTCGCGCGGGATGAAATCCCAGATCATGCTCTCGACCGCCTGATACCAGTCGAAGGCGTGACCGCGGCGGATGTGGTAGCCCACCGCCACGCCGTCGTCGTCGATCTCCACCCCACCACGGCGGTGCTTGCTGTCGATCATCTCGTAGGGGTTGGACAGCCGATCCGGGTCGATCAGGCGGATCGTGGTGGCATAGCGCGCGCCGCCGTAGCACACCCGTTCCGGATGCCACTCCACCGCGCCCAGCGTGTCGCCATCGACGAGCTGGTGGCGCAGCGCCAGCCACATCTGATCGGCGATATTAAGCTGCCGTTCGGCGTCCGAGAAAACGCGGGGATCCTCGGCCCAGTCGCGCCACTCGCTTTCGACCGCCTGGCGGTATTCCTCGGCCCACACCGCATCGAAGCCCGGCCCAAAACGCCGCGCCAGCCACCGCCAGTCCGGCAGCGCGATCAGCCGATAGGTGCCCCCGATCACCTGGTCGAGCGTGCCGAGAATGGCGCCGGTGGCGGCCCCGTCATTGCGCACCAGGTCGCGCACGCGCCCGACCATGCGGTCGCGGTAGACGTTGATCTCATGGTCCGGCGAGTAGGTGATGGGAAACCAGGCGTCGGTCTCCGGCTGATACCAGGACGATGCATCGTAAGGGAACGCCCACGAGGCATCGCCAGAGAGCGCGGCGCGCCTCTTCGGCGCGGGCGGCGGCGCCGGCTGCGACACCAGCGGCATCCCGTGCATGTCAATCAGGCCGACCATCAGAAGCTGATCCGCAGGCCGCGGCGCGCCCGGTCAGACATGCCGAGGCATGCCTTCAATTCATTAATTAGTTGCACCAACGCCCCCGGGTTCGTCGCCTTGAACTGTGTGTGCTTCGTCCCATTGCCCTCGCCGTAGCTCAGCGTCACGACCTGCTGGCCGAGCTGCAGCGCGATCAGCGCGGCCTGCGCGTTCGCCAGCGCGGTCTGCAACGTGGGCACCGTCATGCCGGCAAACACGGATTCGCTCTGTTGAAACTTCACGGCAGCAGGTCTCCAAACGATCGTGTGGACGGCCTAGGCCTCGGCGGTGGCGATGGCGATGGCGGCTGCGGCTGCTTATCTGCTACGGAAGGCGCGAGCGCGCTTTCGGGGCGCGAGGGCGCGGCCGGACGGCCAGAGGCCGCCGGGACAAGCGCCCCGAGAGCACTCGCCGCTCCGCTTCGCTGCTGCACGTCTCCCCAAACTTGCTCCAGGTCTTCCTGCACGCGCTCGGGGGGCGCCGCCCGCTGCGCCGCGAGCTGCGCCCAGCGCGCCCGGTTCCAGGCATCTATCCCCAGATGCGCGGCGGCGGCGCCTGCATACACGCGCAGATCGAGCGCCTCGTTCGGGATGCCAGGCCGCTTCACCCACGCCTGGCGCACGCGCCCGCGATGCTCGGTCCGCGACAGGCTCTCGGAGGTGATCTGCTCGAAGTATTTTTCGTCGATTTCTTCCGGAAAATGCACGTAGCCCGGCGGGAAAGCGCCGTCGGCGTCGGGCCCCTCGATAACCTTCCGCAGATTCGCGTAGAATTCCGCTTTCAGCGACCAGGTGCCGACCGGCCAAAGCCGAATCCCGCGCTTCCACTTCTTCCCCTGGAAATTCACCTCCTGGTACGACGGCGTCCCGAGCACCGGGTGCAGATGCGACCCCATGCCCTTCGTCGCGATCACTCGCGGCTTGCCGCGCGCCCACGCATACACCGCCTGCGTCAGATAACCCGAGTCCACCGCCACCCGGTCGATCGGCCACAGATTGCCCAGCGTGTCGGGATAGCGGCGCTCGACCTGCGCATCCAGCGGGCGCCAGGTCGCCGGCACCGACGGATCGCCCTCGACGACCCCCTTGTCAACCAGCCAGCTCGTTTTGCCGATACCCCAGCCGTAGACCGCGAATTCCAGGCGGTTCACTTGCACGTCGACGGCCATGGTCAGCACCAGCACGCCCGGCGGCAGCTCGCCGAGCCGGAAGGACTCGCGCCGCGCCAGCAGCTTCACCGCCTCCGGCGCGTCGCCCTTCTCTTCGTACGCCTCGCCCAGCTTTTGCTGAGTAAACACTTTTTCCTTGAGCGGATTGCCCTTCGCCTCGATCCACGACCGCACCACATCGACCCAGGTCATCACCGGCGAGTACAGCGCGTTGACCGCGAATCCACGATGCGTCGCGGATCGTTCTGGAAACCGCGCCACCCAGCGCCCCTTCGTGAGCATCGCCGGCTTCTGGCGGTGCTCGATCACGCACCCATTCGCGGTGCAGACATAAAACACCTGGTCGGTGGCGAGATCGTCGACGGTTTTCGCCATGAAATGCAGGTGATCCCATTCCAGCGTCTGGAACCCGCCGCACTGCGGACACGGCACATGATAGCGCGACTGGTCGGATGCCTCGTAGCGTTCACTGACCCTGCACGTCCCCTTCAACCCCGGCGTCGAAAGGTTGATGACCTTTTCTCGTCCTTTCCAAAAATTCGTGCGCTCCAGCGACAGATCCATCGGGTCGCCGCGCCCGTCCACATCCAACGGCCATTCCGAGATTTCCTCGCGGATCAACATGCGCACCGAAATCATCTGCAGGCCGCTCGACGCATTGGCGCCCGTGAGCTGGAGATAGCCGCCACGGAACCGTTTGAACCGGCTGGTCGACCCGTCCTCGTCGCGCGATTTTTGCTCCAGCACCTTCTTTGTCAGCGACGGTGTCGCGTCGATCATAGGCTGGAGCTTCAACTTCACGTATTTTTTCTGCTCTTCGATCGTCGGCGCCACCAGCAGGATCGGCGCCGGGCTGTCGTCGATCGCCGCCCCGATCGCGTTCAGCCCAACCTCCGTTTTCGCGCTCTGCGCGTTGGCCTTGAATGTCACCTCCCGGGCCGGATGATGCATCGAGCATGCATCCATCGGCGCGACCAGATACGGCACCAGGTCGTTCGACCAGCGCCCCGGATAAGGCGACCCCGATTCCGCGCTGACGTAGCGTTGCTCCGCCGCCCATTCCGACACGCTGCGCCGCCGTGGCGGCCGCAGGCCCAGCGCCATGGCGCGCGCGAATATCGGCGCCGCTGCCGGCAGCCCCATCCCGCCGTCAAGCTGCGGCACGGGCCTCGTCCGGCGCCAGGTCCCGCACGATCGCATCGGCCAGCGCCGCCAGGTGCATCTCGTCCGCGTCAGCCAGCACGCTGATCATCGCCGCGACATCCAGCCCGATCAGGCGCTGCACCAGCGCGACGCGGCGCGTCTCCATGCCCTCGCGCAGCATCTGCCCCAGCCGGAACGCCACATCGACAACTTCGGCCCGATCCAGCGTCTTGCCCCTCAGCTGCGCCAGCTCGATCTCCGCCTTCGCCGCCGCGGCACTTTCACGCCGCGCCCGCGACATCTGATAGCTCGGATCTCGCGCCTCATCATCGTCCGGCGGCGCGAACAAGGGCGCGGCCGCCCCGCGCTGCTTGGATCGATCGAGCCCCCGCTCCCGAGCCGCCCGCGCCTCGCTCACGTCCACCATCGGCCGCCCCAGCCCCGGCGGCGCATGGTTGGGGATCAGACCGCTCTGAATGCCGCGCGTGATCTGGGATGGATGCACCCCCAACCGCCGCGCCGCCTCCGATGCGCTCACCAACTCCATGAAAACCCTTTGCGCAAACCCATTGCGCCAAACCCTCATCCCCACACTAGAAAACAAAAGGGATGCGAAACGCCCGTGCTTGGTGGACGGGTGGGAAGGACCCGCTACTTGTGGATCGCCGTCGCCATTGCTCTGGCCATGCCGGCCAAGAGGGCGGGGAGAAAGCTAGCACGGACCGAGGCGGCTAT